ATGCAGCCGCAGGTGAAGCTGAGCAGCGTGATTAACGCTGGCGGCGGCGTGGCGCAGCCCGTGACCTACTCGAAGCTGAGCGAGGTGCCGGCGGAGAAGATGCTGGAGCTGCGCGAGAAGCAGCCGGAGGAGTACAAGCGGCTGTACAAGGCCGAGTACGGCATGGAGTGCGAGATTTGAAAGCGATTAGAAAACCATTAAAACGAGAAAGAGAAATGAGCAGAATCATGATGATTTTGGGTGCGCTGCTGCTGAACGCAGTGAGCGGCGGCGCGGTTGCGCTGGCGTTGGGGATAGACCCCGTGGCCGGCATGGTGGGCATGAACGCCGTGGGCGTGATTGCCGGAATGGGCGGAATGCCCGCAGGCGCGTTGCGCGCCGGAGTGTTGACGGAGGTGTGGACCGGCGAGCTGGTGAAAGCCCTGAGAGCGGGCTTGGAAGGCACATGGCTCGACGGCGTGCCCGACCAGTCGAGCTTGGTGAACAACGACGTGATCCACTTGGTGGACGTGGGCGTTGACCCCGACGTGCTGGTGAACAACACGACGTACCCGATAGAGCTGCAGGCGCTGGACGACAAGGACATCACGATAAGCCTTGACAAGTTCCAGTCGAAGCCGACCCCCATCACGGACGACGAGCTGTACGCCCTGTCGTATGACAAGATGAGCAGGGTGAAGGAGAGCCACTCGAACGCGATCACGGACACGAAGTTCCAGAAGGCGGCCCACGCCCTCGCCCCCGCGAAGGACTCGGCCACGACCCCCGTGATAGCGACGACCGGGGAGGACGACGGCACTGGCAGGAAGCGGCTGACGGTGAACGACCTCGTGAGCCTGAAGGCGCGCCTTGACAAGTTGAAAGTTCCCGCCTCAGGCCGCCGTTTGGTGCTTAGTCCCGACCACGTGAACGACCTGCTGCTGACGAACCAGACCTTTGAGCGGCAGTACAACATCAACCGCAACGACGGCACTGTGGGCAAGTTGGAGGGCTTCGAGATATACGAGTTCGTGAACAACCCCTATTACACCACGGCTGGCGTGAAGGGCGCGTTGGGCAGCACCGACGGCTACCAGGCGAGCTTCGCCTTCTACGTGCCGAGAGTGTTCAAGGCGACGGGCTCGACGAAGATGTACTACTCGGAGGCGTCGACCGACCCTCAGAACCAGCGTGCGCTGATAGCGTTCCGCCACTATTTCATCTGCCTGCACAAGAAGGAAGACGCCTGCGGCGCGGTGTATAGTGCTGCGGCGGCGTAGAACCATCGTAAGACCATAACGGCACACGGCGATGCGGACGATTAAGTACATAGCCATCCACTGCACGGCGGGCAGCCAGCGGGCGACGGTGTCCGACCTATGGGCGGAGTTCCGCAGGAAAGGCTGGAAGAACCCCGGCTACCACTATGTGGTGACGGCCGACGGCGTGATACACCAGCTGCTGGACGAGGCGAAGGTGAGCAACGGTGTGAAGGGCTGGAACCACTGCACGCTGAACGTGGCCTACACTGGCGGCGTGGACACAAGGCTGAAGCCCGTGGACAACAGGACGGAGGCGCAGAAGGCGTCGATGGCGAAGTTGGTGAAAGAGCTACACAGGCGATACCCGAAAGCAGCGGTGCAAGGGCACAGGGACTTCCCCGGAGTGGCGAAGGCCTGTCCGAGTTTCGACGTGCCGGGATGGCTGCGAGAGATAGGAATGAAGAGAGAATAACCAAGAAAAGCGGGTGGCATGGAAGCGAGCGAGATACTGAACATCGTGCTTGGCGGCGGGCTGATAGCCACGATAGTGGCGATAGTGACGCTGAAGGCGACCGTGAGGAAAGCGAATGCGGAAGCGGAGAAAGCGGTCGCCGACGCCGAGACGGTGCGAGTGGACAACGCCGAACATGCCACCCGCGTATTGGTTGAGAACATAGTGAAACCCCTGAAGGAGGAGCTGAATGAGACAAGGAGATACCTTGAAGCGGCGAAGCGGGAGATGGCGCGTCTCAGGAAGGCTATCGACACTGCGAACAGTTGCAAGCACCATGACGATTGCCCTGTTCTTATCGGGATGCGCGAGCAGCCGAAGGAGCGTGGCAGAGAGCGTGAGAAGCGCGACGGCGGTGCAGGTGGAAAAGGACAGCGCCGTGGAAGAGACGCGGCGGCTGACGATGGAGCCTGTGCCGATGGAGGCGGTGACGCTGACGTTGAGCGCGGACAGCCTGACGGCGTTGCCTGATGGCGCGTCGTACAGTGCGCGTCGCGGCAGGGCGAGCGTGGAGGTGAGGAAAGGCCAAGTGGCGGGTACGCTTGTGGTCTATGCCTCGTGCGACAGTCTGCAACGCCTGGTGGAAGAGTACGAGCGGCGCTACGCATCGAACTCGCGAGACTCGACAGAGACGAAAGAGGCGAGTGAGACGGTCACTGCGCCAGAGACGAAGAAACGCTCCCACAGGTGGTGGACATACATGGCGGCGCTGGCGGCCGGAGCGGTTGGCGGCGCGGTGATAACAAGAAAAACAAAGAACAACAAAAACCAATAGAACAATGGCAAACAAGAAATTCATTTACGGCATCGCGAAGGTGAGCTTCGGCGACAAGACCATAGGTTACATAGAGAAAGGCTCGTGGAACTGGGGCGGCACGAAGCCCGAGAAGACCGACGTGGAAGCCGAGCAGGTGCCCACTGCCCCTGTGCTGACGCTGATGACTAAGAACGGGACGGTGAGTCCGACGTTCAACCTCATCCAGTTGGACTACGAGAACCTGCAGGCAGCGTTAGGCGGCACGTTAGTGGGTACGGATGGCTCGTACACGGGCTGGAAAGCCCCGACGAGCCTTGTGGAGCTGCGCGACAAGTGCGTGATAGACTTCGTGAGCGGTCAGACGATGACGATGCCCAACGCGACGCTGATGGCGAACTTGGGCGGCAAGCTGACGCTGACGGAGGTGTCGAAGATAGAGTGCCAGCTGACGGCGAACATGCCTGATGACGGCAGCTCCCCCTACGAGATTAACGACAGCGTGTCGGCTTAAGGGCTGAGTACACCAAGGACTTAAAAGTCTTTAAGTGATGGATGAACGGCTGATAAGGCAGATACAGCGTGAGGGTGCGGACGCACTGTTGGACATCGGAATAGAGGTGCCCCTGAAGCGTCTGCGCCTTCCGTGGAGGAAGAAGCCCGTGGAGCTGACAGTCACGATGAAGCGACCTTATATGTCCGGGCAGATAGCGTTTGCCCGGACATATTTGCAGATGGGCGTTACGAGCAGTGAGATGTGGGACTTCACGAAAGAAGAAGAGATGAAGTTCTTGGCGGACCACGGACGGGAGCTGAGCCGCATGATAGTGTTGACGCTGTGCCGTGGCTGGTGGTCGCGTCGTTGGCCGGTGATACCCGTGGTGTCGTGGTTTGTGCGTAACTTCATGGAGCCGGAGTACATAGGCGCGGTGACAAAGCGCTTTGTGAGCCTTATGGGCACAGACCCTTTTATGAGTATTATCATATCAGCGGAGCGGACGAATCCGATGAAGCTGAGAGTGAGCCAGAGGGAGAAAGGGAGTTAAGGAGCCGCTACGAAGGCTCTCATAGCCCTTTCGGGTTTGTGTGGCAGATAGCGAGTGCGACGGGCTGGAGCGTGGACTACATACTTCACGGCGTGAACTACCAGACGCTGATAATGATGCTGAGCGACGCTCCGAGGTACAAGCGTGCGAAGAGCGGCGGCAAGGTGAACGGAGAAAGCGCCGAGGACGAGGCGAAAGAGATAATAGGGTTTTACCAGAGCAAGCTGTCGTGAGGTGTGAGTTGTCAGTTGCGAGTTATGAGTTATAAGTTATGAATCAAGGAATATGGAACCAGTTAGGATAGAGTTCTTGATGGTGGACAAGATGAGCCAAAGGTTGGACGCATCTGGCAGGAAGATAGACGAGCTGAAGGGCAAGGCCCGCGGTGCGACGAGCGAGATGGACGCGTTGGACAAAGCGTCGGAGCGAGTGCGCCGGAGCATCGGGAAGATAGCGTCGGTGTTCGCGGCGCGTGAGCTTGTTGGGAAGATAGCGAGCGTGAGGGGCGAGTTCCAGCAGCTGGAGGTGGCGTTCAAGACGATGCTGGGCAGCGCGGAGAAGGCCGACGCGCTGATGGCGCAGCTGACGGAGACGGCGGCGAAGACCCCGTTCGGGCTGCAGGAAGTGGCGCAAGGCGCGAAGCAGCTGCTGGCCTACGGACAGGAGGCCGAGAAGGTGAACGAGACGCTGGTGCGCCTGGGCGACATCGCGGCGGGGCTGAGCGTCCCGCTGGGCGACCTGGTGTATCTGTACGGCACGACGATGACGCAGGGGCGGCTGTACACGCAAGACCTGAACCAGTTCACGGGGCGCGGCATCCCGATGATACAGGAACTCGCCGAGCAGTTCGGCGTGGCCGAGAGCAAGGTGAAGAGCCTTGTGGAGGAAGGCAAGGTGGGCTTTCCCGAAGTGCAGAAAGTGATAGAGAGCCTGACGGACGAGGGCGGCAAGTTCGGCGGCCTGATGGAGGCGCAGAGCAAGACGATAAAAGGCCAGATGGACAACATCAAGGACTCGATAGAAATGATGTTCAACGAGGTGGGCCGCCAGAACGAAGGCGTGATAAACACGGCTTTGAGCGGTGTGTCGAACTTGGTTGAGAACTACGAGAGAGTGGCCCAGGAACTGTTGGCGTTGGCAGGGGCATACGGAGTGTACAAAGCCGCCGTGATAGCGCTGTCGGCGGTGGAGCAGGCAAGGCTGACGCTGACCCTTGCGCGGGGCGCGGCGGAGAAGACCGTCACGGCTGCGGAAGCCATACACTTCGCGATGACCACGAAGCTGAAGGCCGTGCAGGAGGCGTTGAACGCGACGATGGCGAAGAACCCCTACACGCTTGTGGCCGCCGCCGTGGCTGCGCTGGCCTACGGGATATACAAGCTGGCCACCTACGAGACGGAAGCGGAGAAAGCCCAGAAACGGCTGGACGAGGCGACGAAGGAATACAACAAGAACGTGGCCGCCGAGCAGCTGCAGATAGACGGGCTGTTCGCGCGGCTGAAGAACGCGAAGAAGGGTACGGAGGAATATGAGGCCGCCAAGAACGCCATCATAAGCCAGTATGGGACATACCTGAAC